GAATTCTTGAAAGCACTTGCTGTAATTTTAAATGCGTTAATTGAATCATATCAGCGAATGTAGTCATTCTACTTACAAGTGATTCAACTTTACCTTTATACATTCTTGGTGCTACTACGTTGTAACTGAATTGAGCTTTAACAGTATTAGACTTAGGTCTTGTCATATTTTCAGCTAATTTCCAATCTAACATTATATCTGAGCCTACAATTTTTGCACCTTCATATATTACCTCAATAGTTCTTGATGTTTTTTCAAATCTTGACCTAGAATCTTTAGGTGGGTTAAATGTATCATCTTTTTTAATTGCTTTTGATGCACCAGTAGATGTTTCTTTTATTTTATAAACATCGTCTTTATATGTTTTATATTCAAAATATAGTATATACGCATAAGAGTTATCTTCTGCATCAGCTGTAGAATATGATTTATTATATAATTTTGTATTACTAGCTTGGTTTTCTACATGCTTTTTAATATCTTCATCTGTTAAATACGGATATTGTTTTTTAAGATCAACTACAGAAACTCTTCTTATTTCTCCTACATAATATATATCTTCAAAGTAAGGTGAATCCGTATACGAATAAACTAAATCTGATGGATCTACATATTTTATATTTATACCTTCTGATGTTGTGTACTCATTTTTTACAGCAGCCATACCTACAGTAGCAATATCGTAATCAAGTCTTTTCTTTATTAAATTATATTTATTATGATCAAATACATTATTAATTGCTTCTTCTTCTGCTATTTCAATAGAATCTTTGTAGTTTAACTGCATATGTAATTGCAGCTCTTCTTCATTCTCAGGTAAAGTATTAGGGTCATTGTCATACAAATTTACACCAAATTCTTCGTAAGCAGCATTATTAAAGTCAGCTGTACGCATGTCTTTTAAAATAGACTCCATATATGCTGTTCTTTTTTGTACTGAAGCCGGGTCTTGTGAATAAGCTTTTACATCGTATGTTCTTTCTGCAATACCATTAACAACTATATCTACAAACTTAGGTATGATTGGTACTGGTTTCCAGTCTAAGTTTAAATATGATAAATCACCATTTATAGATAACTCATCTTTATATTTTTGTATTGATTGTTCTCCTCTTGCATATAATCTTAACCTGTGAAAGTTATCTCTATTAGCATAATATTTAGTTGACCCCGAGTCTCTTTTAAACCATTCAGATTCAATTGCTCTTGCAACACTTAAACCATAAGCGCTGCCTGCTTTTTCTCCACTTGATACTGCTTGAGAGGGGAATATACCTGTTGATGATAAATCCATTTATTTTATTATTTTTGAAATATTTCCTTGATTGTTATATTTTTTAAAGCCAAAATCTAATACTTTAGTTTGTCTTTGTTGTTTTGGTTCATATAAGTGCCTATTGTTTGCAATAATTGCAAGTCCTGAACTTATAGCCGCATCATGTTTAGTCCTGTTGTTTATATTAAATTTAGACCAATCATTTAATGTTGTATTAAAATATATATTACCGTAACTTCCATCTTCTTGTAATCCTACATATTTATCAATGTATGATTCAATAGCCGCGGCATGTATTTGTTTTATGTCTTCTGATGAATTAGGTATACCTCCTATTTCTCTTTCTGCTACAGATAATTTGTTTGCTGTTTTATCTGGTCTGTTCATTGAGTAACCTCTATATCCTCTTCTTTTTATATAATATAAAAGTCTTGGTTTGTTATTTTCCGCAAGAAGTGGCATACCATAAAATACTAATGCCATTAATACATCTTCAAAAAATATTTCTGCTGTTTGCGGTCGAGCTATATATTCTAAAAAAAACGTATTAGAAGGTGCATCTTCCATACTAAATTTAGTTAATCCATGCAAAGCTCCCTTAGATCCTTGACCATCTGTCGTACCGGATATATCGTAACTATCACATCCAAATGCTCCTATATGTTCATTTCCAGGATATTTAGCTCTATTTTTACTTATTACGCGGTTTTGTAGATTTATACTTGGTACCCAAGATATATTAAATCTTCCATTTCTATCAGGTGTAAAAATAACCCTAGAGTCTTTAACACCGTTTTCCCACTGAAAGTTTCCTTTTGTAACTTCATTAGTGGATTTTATTCCGTCGTTGTAATCTATTTGTTCGTATATTTTTTGTAAATTAAATATACTGTTTTTTGTTTCATCTCTGAATGCATGCTCCTCTGTTCTAGGAAACTGCCTATAAAATTCATTTAATCCGTCTGAATCATTTTTTAATCCTTCTGCTTCATTTTCCCAATGTTCAATTATTCCAATATCGATCTTATCACCATAGGGTCCTTCAACTGCAGACTTGGGTGTTTCGAATACAGGTAATCCATAAGAATCAATGAATCCTTCGTAGTTCCATTCCATAGGTATGAACAAACTATATAATCCCGAACTAGTCTGTCCGTTGCGGTTTCTTTTTGTAACGTCTGAGTCATTGTATAATTTTTTAAAGTTATCACCACCTTTATCTAAGGCATTTGAAGTAGATCCCATCATACATTTTCCTATAATCCTACTTCCTAATCTCAGCGTTGTTTTAGTAACACGCCAGTTGTTTAATATATTGTCTGGTCTTTCCCATTTACCAGATTCATCGTGAACAAGTAATCTTAACTTTTCACCATCATAAGAGTTATCCCCTGTGTTTTTCCAATCTATTGTTGTATCGAGCCCTTCGAGCGCGTCGGCGTTGGACTTGGTTGTACTGGTGATGGACTTCCTGGTGAGCTTGGAGGCTGGTACCCTGAATGCGAGTTCGGTCTTGGGCCTATCCATTCCGTCTTGTATGGGCTTGAAGAAAAAGGGGTAGTGTACTGATATGGGTACCACCTTGTCGGTAAACATCTTCTTTGCATCTCCACCAGTCTTAGATAAGATCCCGAATCTAGAATCAGATGATATGGTGGCCTGGTTAACCGTTTCAGCACTTGACATGAATGAAAATCCACTACGCCTGTTCTTAAGATAGCAAATTCCGTAGCATCTATCGTCTGCCTTGCAAGCTTCCCAGAATATGAAGAATAATCTGTTTGCTTCTCGAAAGTCTGGCTTCCCAACATCAATCTTGGACCACTGCAAGTAATTGTAATGAGAGCCAGTGATATAAGTACTAACACCTTTGTTAATAAACCAATACCCTTCTTCGCGTCTAGTAAATTCTGTATTAATGTATTCATGCCATTTGTTTTTAAATTCTGTTGGATAAGTTTGCCAGTCAAATATAGTTTTTATATTTTTTAACTCTTTAGGATATTCATGTGCAACCCATTTATCTTGTTTGCTATACACATTATTTTCTTCTGGTAAAGCAATTTTGAGATTTTGTATTTCGTATATATCCCCTATCTTACCTGTTTTACTTATAACAACTATATCGTGTTCTTTGTTATAACCATATTCCCAAGCTTTCTTTTTATTTAACCTATGTATTGTTGTTCTTTTAATAGGTTCAATAATCTTGTATAATGTTTGCTGATAACTCATTATTTAGATCTTTTTTCCGCAAACCCACTAAATGCTTTTGTTTCATCTTGTATAGGTTTGTTTTCTAAAATAGCCTGTTCTTGTTCTATTCTATTTAAAATTTCAAATGCATCGAATATTGCTAATTTTTTAGTAGCTGCTGCGTTTTTTAATCTATCTGCAGACACATCATCATCTGTTTCAACAATTGCTTCTTTTGCAACTTTTACTAATTCATCAACAGCTCTATAACCAGCTTGGATTATATTCTCTTTCTTCTTTTTTATATTCATATTTAATTGAAATTTCTTTTGTCATTACTCTATATAGTCTTTCACCGTTTATTATAAACTCATATTCGCTATCTGGAGTAAATCCTATTTTTTCACCTACTATTAATAAACCTGAATTATCTGTATATTTAACAATACCCATCAAGGGTTTTTCTTTGTTAACAGAAAGTTTATTTTCATTAGCTAATGGTTTTATAAAACAAAAACCATCATTTGCTTTCCAGCTGCCTTCATGTTTATAAAGGAATATTTGATCATCTTCGCAAAAGTATAAATTATCTTTGAAATAACTTTTACTATTCCTTTCAATACCTCTAACATCATGCCAACGACGAAATATATTGTGATGCACATAAAGCTCAGTGCCTCTAGTAAAATGCTTGCCATTTATTATTGGTGTTTCATGTATTACAGCTTCACGACTTACAAATTTATGATCAGTTATACCAGAATTTAATATTAGTTCAGTATCATTAACCTTTTTAGTATTGTCGTATCTTTCTTTTTTTGGTGTTATTAAAAAAGTATGTATGGGTTTCATTAATATTCAAGATTATATTCTACAGATATACCCATATTTTTATTAAAACTTTTCCACGGCAACACGTCATTTCCTTTTTTAATATATACAGAGTACTTATCCTGCTCTTCTAATATATCACATATAGTGTGCCCACCGTAAACTTCTTGTCCTACAGCATAATGCATTGCATCATTTTTGTAGTCTTTCCCAATACTAATCTTCCTTATTAAGTTCATCTTCTTTTGCTTTTTCTATTTTACCGGTTTTAAGATCTATTGATACTTTACCGTGCTCCTCTAAAAGATCTGCTTTTAATTCATTTAATTTAATTTCTTGCTCTAAATGAAGATGAGATAACTTATGATTTGCTATAGTATTTTTAGCTATTTGATTTGAAATTTCTACGATAATATTATTTATCTTTTGCAATTCTTCTAATTGCTCTTTTTTAATTTTACTCATAATTTATTTATTTAATTTAATTTAACTTAATTTTTAGTTTATTTTAAATGCCATATATACATAAGATTCACCAGAATTGTTAATTCCATTATAACTACCCATTGTCCAACCATCAGTATCAAAAGATGTAATAGCACCAGTTTCATCAAATTCAGCACTATTAAGATTAGCATATACCTGTTTAGTGCTTCCTCTTGTAGAATCTTGTATATACCAATTTTCCGTTCCATCTGTTCTTTTAATCATTATCCAGTCAGGTTGGAATCCAACACCAGTAATACTTTGTGTGCTTGAATTTCCACTAAATGTTCCAATCTTGCTATATCCACTTACACTATGCCAACAATAAGCAATAATTTCATTACCACTTTGGTTGTTTGAATCATTATCTTGAACTGTAAAAACACTTGATGTAGGACTTGTGCTTCCCCAAGTTCCACCAGTTGATGTTTTTGCTGCAGTTGTATTTAAAAATAAAGTATGGTCATTACCAATAGATGTTGTAAAAACAGGCCAACCATCAGTTGCTGCAGTATCTCTATTTTTACTAATAATTAATTCAGGTGTTGCTGATAATCCGTGTGGTACTTTTACGTTTGCACCTGTACCAGTCCATTTCACTATACTAAATCCTGCATTAGCATTTGCACTAACTAATGCTTCTAAAGAAGTATTATAAGTAGTGCCTATATTTACAGTATCATTTTGTGAAGCAGTTTCATTATATAATTTTCTTATACTTGCTTGGTTTAATTGTTGACCATTGAAAATTCTAAACTGGTCTATTTTACCGTCCCAGTATTCGCTATAAATAGATCCCCATTGATTACCTAAAATAGTACCGCTATTTGCTCCCACAGTGTGGGATGAAGCTTTAAAACTAAAACTATTTGAGTCGTATATTTTATTTGCATTTTTATAAACTTTAGCGTTGCTCCCGCTTACTGCAACAACAATGTGTTCAAAATTTGTTCCAACGGACAATGGTATATCACCAATTCCATCACCTAATCTAAAATCAGTATCATTACTGGCTTTACCAAAATAAAAACCTTTACTATTATTTGTTTGTTGGCTAAATATTTCTTTATAACTACCGCTATTATCATTTGTTAGCCACATAGATAAAGTAAAATCAGCACTTGTAATTATATCACCACTACTTAATGTAATTTTTGAATTACTGCCATTAAATTC